AAGAATCAAATAGAACAGGACATGGCTCCTTTTGGATTCTTGAGTGATGGTATTACTGATGAAACATCATTTGTCGATAAAGATGGAGATAGGTGGCATCTAGATGAGTACGGAGATCGTGCTTACATGTGGGATTATTTGTGATGGACACAAAGGGTAAAGTCATAAACCTTATACGGGTTGTAATATTATTCCAGTTAGGAATAGTAGGAGCAACTATATTTGGATGTTTCCTTCCTGGAGCTAAAGCATGTGATTCGGATGTGAAACAACACATTGCTAATATGATGACTGTTATCACAACATCAACATTTGCATTATACGCTGCTGAGAAATAATGAATATTGATGAAGAGTTTGAATTTGGTCACCTAGTTCTTCATGAGAGAAAGTGTAGAACATGTGGCAAAGTTAAAGACTTGATTGATGGATTTTATCTAATAAGAAAAAGTAGAGGTGATATCCCGTCGTCGTACTCATATGAATGTAAAGAGTGTACTAAAACGAGGGTAAAGACTAAAAGAAGGAATAATAAGGAAGACATATATCCAGACTGGTAGAGGGTTCATGCATTGTTTCCCCAGTCAAGAATGCTATTTCCT